AGTGTGGTCGTAGTGGCGGGGAAAAAAGAAAGAACTACCCTAAGTGTGTACCCGCATCTAAAGCAAGATCAATGTCTGCAAGTCAAAGAGCTGCTGCAGTATCAAGAAAAAAGAAAGCTGAAAGAAAAACTAGACAAGGTAAGAAACCTAACTACGCAAGAACTTAATTAATTAAATCTAAGTATTCATTCCAGATAGTTTGTTCTGGACCCCAAAATCTTTCTTTGTTAGCTTTCATTTGTATTGAGTGTAATACTGTAGTGTGGTCTTGTCCAAAGTGTCTACCAATATTAGTTAAGTTCATATTATATTTGTCATTTAAAATGTTGTGTATAATATTTCTTGCACGAACTACATCTTGATTTCTACATTTACCTAGTAAAGTTTTTTTGTGTACTTCGTATTTAACACACACTCTATTGATTACAGAATCTACAATCTCTGGACTTATATTTCTAAATTGATAACTAATAATTTTTCTTGGTTTGTATTCTTTATTTTTTTTAATATGTTTTTTAGCTAGTTTATAACCATTCTTAAAAGCATTTTTATAAATTAATTTTTCTTTCTTTGATAAGTTTGAGTATTGACCAGCCATCATAGCTAATCTTAGTTCTTTAAAGATTTCTCTTTGTTTTAAAGTCATAGATCCCCTACGTTTTCCTTCAGTTTTTTTTAATAATTAAATTAATAAGTTTATCTTCTCATTAATTCTTCTTTTGTCTGCTCTATCTTCCATATTAATCTGTAAGAATCTTTCTGATACTTACCGACTTTTTGTTTTGCTTCCAGATACTTCTCATGCTTCTTTGCTTGAAGATCCTTTAGCTTCTGCAGACGCAATCTGATCTGTTCCATCATGCTCCTTTTGTACTGTTGTAAAATCAATCTTTAAATTATTGATCTTACATTCTACAAGCTCTCCATTATTAGAGTTGTTTGCAGCCTTCTTTACATCATCAAATAGTTCAATCATTTGAAATGAACATTCTCCATTGATAATTCTTCGGTATTTTTTCATACTTTATCCTTTTTGGCAACCTCTTTTTTGTGTATCTCTCTGGTCATTTTATTGTACACACTAAGGTCCAAATAGTTATCTGCTTTAAAATTTTTTGTTGATCTATATAATTTTAATGCCATCATTAATTGACCTACTTGGTATGGTTTTATTCTTTTTTTTAAACTACCAAATAATATAATTGTAAACATTTCTGCTAACAAAACAAAGTTTTCTTGATAATCACCATAATCTTTTTGACGATCATCAATAATTTTTTTTTCTATTTCTTGATCTATGTCTGTTATTTTCTTATCCATATTGAGAGAGGTGCCTTGGGGAAGAAAACTACCGAAAGGGAACTAGAAAGAAAAACTCCCCCAAGACTAGATATAAGTTAATTAAAACTTATATGATTGTTTGTTACCATAATTAGGTTTGCTTTGAAACCCTTTATTTGAGGTTGCAGGTTTGTCAGTATTGGAAGTAGGTGGTGAAATCTTGACAGTTATACCAACAACATTTCCTTCTCCATCCTGTTCATCCCAAGCGCACTGGTTCCACCAACTACCATCTGCCATCTTCACACCTTTGGTCCATTTCTTTCCTTCTGGCGCATTTTCGTTTGGTGGTGCTACCCAATCCGGTTGCTTCGCTTCATTCTTGTTATGGTTTCTTACAAGATTACACCATACTACATCTTCACTCATTGTTTTCTCCTTTGTTATCGTCAGCTTTTACTGACCATTGTTTAGTTGTGTCTCACGAACTTCAGCAATATCTGTTACTTGTCTGTATGCTCGTAAGTTGTTTCTTAATAGATACTCAACATTTGCTCTATGCTTCTCTTTAGCAATATTAAAATCTTTTAAAGATTTAGCATTTTTAAGTTCATGTTTTATATCTTCTACATCTATAGTTTCATCCATGTATGTAGGTTCTTCAACAGATTGCTCTGTAGAATCTTCAAATGGTTTAGGATCATAACCATCTTCATCTTTGATACCTGTTTTAAGATTTAATAAATTTAAGAACGCATACTTTCTTGAGTATGACATGGCATTGCCTGTTCCAAATTTATCAAGATTGCCAAATGCTGAACACCCATCAACAAGTATGTGTTGCGTTGGATCATCAACATCATAAACTCTCATGGTACATACGACCATTACTTGTTTTATATTTGGCACAATTTCTGTTAGATAATTACAAGTCGCATACAAACCATTGTCCAGTAATGCTTGTGTTGCAGTTGCTTGTACATCATCATGCAGCAATGGGTTAAAGTGCATTCCATTTACCTTTGCTCCTTTCTTGACACCTTTTGCACTTAAACAAGCATCATGTAATTTTTGATATATATTTTTTTTAGTCATTTTTCCTTTCACAGTTTTCTTTGTTTATATCTTTTTTCCAATTAGAATTTTTTTGTACTTTCCAAACATAAGAAGTAACTATTGTATTATTATTTACAGTACACTTCTTACCAAATACTAATTTGGTTTTTGGTTCTTCATGTGCAAATGCACTTGTTGTTACTATTAAAGACAACAACATTACTATTATTTTAGTCATGTTTTATTCCCCATAGGTTAGTT